AAACCTAACACCTAAAGGAACGGGTGTTCTTTCATTTGGTACACATACAGGAACTATTCTTACCCCGACAGGCTACATCACCATCAAAGACTCAGGTGGTACATCTCGCAGACTTTTAGTAGGATAAAACATGGCATTACTCAAATCAATCGACACAGAATATGGGATTCCAGCAATTTACTGGAATGTGGGGGCGGTACACGAAGACTTTAAAGGTCAAGGTACAGAAATAACTTTTTACGGCTATGCTTCCAAGGAAGCCCGTGAAGCTGGCAAACAACCATTATCTGCTGGCAAGGTACAGATTAGCGGTGAAGAGTATGTAGCAGGTGCTGATAGAGCGCAGTTATATGCAATCATTAAGCAAAAGCCTGAGTTTGATGGCGCAACAGACGTATGATTGAGGGACCGTTTTTCAAAGGTTCTTTTTTTAATGGTGGATTTTTTGAAGCTATTGAGGCATACTTAGAGCAATTACTGATTAAACTTCGGACATTTACCGAAAGAAGGAGATTTTAATGGCAATTAACTTAAAAGCAATTACTTCGGTAATGGGCTATCAGCAGATTACTAGTTTAAGTTCTGCAACCAAATTAACTGTTCCACAGCGGGATTTAACAGGCTTAGTAGGAACTCCTCGGATTGCGATTATTACTCCTGAGACCCAAGGTGTGCGTTGGCGTGATGACAATGTAGCACCAACCGCTAGTGTTGGTATGCCATTGGCTGCGGGCGTGACTTTGCAATACGATGGTGATTTGTCTCAAATTCAATTTATTGAGCAAACAGGAAGCGCAAAATTAAACATAACTTATTACTCATAAGAGGTCAAAATGAATGTCTCTAACGATACACCTGCGTTGAATTACGTTGAGTATTTCACCAAGCAATTGCCTGTTGATTTGGCAAACATGGCCGCTTTGCGTGATGAATTGGCGGTTCGCCAAGGTGCGTTGTCTGCCGCACAAGATGCTATAGCGGATCGTGCTAAGGCTGCTGAAGAATTAGCCACTGCTAAATCTCAAGCGGATGCAATGATTGCATCTGCCAAGGACAAAGAAGACAAGGCAAAAGCCAAGACTGCCGATTTAAAAGCCCGTGAAGATTTATTGGCTGACAGCATCAAAACATTTGACGAAGATAGCGCCAAACGTGAAACCGCTCTTTTTGCCCGTGAAAAGACATCTGACACCCGTGAAATGCACCAACAACAAACACAAAACAATCTTGATGTAAAAGAAGCTAAATTGTTAGCAGATCAAGCAACCCTTGATGCTCGAATTAAAGCATTTCAAGACAAAGTCGCTGCATTAAAGGCATAATACAAACCGTACTGGTGAGGCACACCAGGGATTCAAAAGAATCGAAAACATGACTGAAGAAGTCCAACAAAACCTAGCGGAAGTTGACTCCGCGCCAGCTCCTACGGTGACGGCCACCCAAGAGACTGAAGTTCAAACGTCGGAAACGCCAGAAGTAGTAGCCAAGACATTTTCGCAAGAAGAACTTGACGCTGCGATAGGCAAACGCCTCGCAAGAGAGCAACGTAAGTGGGAACGAGAACAGACACAGCGTCAGTCTGAACAACAGACGTTGAGATCAGCGCCAGTAACATCGCCTGACCAGTTTGAGTCTACTGAGGCTTATGCAGACGCATTAGCACTTCAGAAAGCACAACAACTAGTCGCACAGCGTGATGCTGAAAGGCAAAGATCGGAAGTTCTTGAAAGTTATCACGACAAGGAAGAAGAAGCTAGGGGTAAATACGATGACTTTGAACAAGTTGCGTACAACCCAAAACTTCCAATTACCAACGTGATGGCTGAAACGATTCAATTTTCGGATGTTGGTCCTGAGTTAGCTTACTACCTCGGTTCTAACCCTAAAGAAGCAGATCGCATCTCACGCATGACGCCACTCGGTCAGGCAAAAGAAATTGGGAAGATTGAGGCTAAATTAGCATCTGATCCCCCAGTCAAAAGAACAACTTCAGCGCCAGCACCTATTTCGCCTGTTACTGCCCGATCCACTGGATCGCCTGCTTATGACACTACTGATCCAAGGTCTACCAAGACCATGACTGATTCGCAGTGGATTGAAGCAGAACGGCTAAGACAGCGTAAAAAGTGGGAAGCGCAGGCTCGCTAATTAATTTTTAAAGGATTTTTTCCATGTCTAATAGTATTCTGACCATTGACATGATCACTAGAAAAGCTCTCGAAATACTTGAGAACAACCTAGTGATCACTCGCAACGTGAACCGCCAGTACGACGATAGCTTCGCTGTCGAAGGTGCAAAGATCGGTTCAACTCTCCGTATCCGTTTACCTGACCGCGCTCTGGTGACTGATGGCGCAGCGCTCCAAGTCCAAGATGACAACGAGCAATACACCACCTTGTCTGTAGCAAGCCAAAAGCACATCGGTGTCAACTTCACATCTGCTGAATTGACCATGCAATTGGATGACTTCGCAGAACGTGTATTGAAGCCCCGTATTAGCCAATTGGCATCTTCTATTGATGCTGATGTTGCTAACGCATTCAAGACCATTGGTAACTCGGTTGGCACACCAGGCACGACTCCTTCTACCTCTTTGGTCTTGTTGCAAGCCCAACAGAAGTTGAACGAGAACGCCGCTGTGATGTCTCCACGTTACGCCACCGTTAACCCAGCCGCTAATGCAGGCTTGGTTGAAGGTATGAAAGGTCTGTTCAATCCTACCGACACTATCAGCAAGCAGTTCAAGAACGGCATGATGGGTACTGGCGTGTTGGGTTTTGAAGAGATCAACATGTCTCAGTCAATCAAGCAGTTTACAACTGGTACACGCGATGCGACTGCATCTACCACAACTGGTGCTGCCGTGACTACCGAAGGCGCTACTACTTTGACATTGGCTCAAGGCTCTGTAACTACTACCATCAAAGCTGGTGAAGTATTTACTATTGCTTCTTGTTTCTCTGTCAACCCACAGACCCGTGAAACAACTGGTTCATTGTTCCAATTCGTGGCTTTGGCTGATGCTACTGCTTCATCTGGCACTTGGACTGTGACTGTTGCTCCTATGTACTCAGCAAATAGCGCTTTGGCTACTGTTGACGTGTTGCCACAGAACAGCAAAGCAGTGACCTTCTTGGGAACAGCTTCTACTGCTTACGCACAGAACTTGGTTTATCACAAAGATGCGATCACGTTTGCTACTGCTGACTTGTTGCTCCCACAGGGCGTTGACATGGCTGCTCGTGCGGTTCATAACGGCATTTCCCTTCGTGTCGTTAGGCAATATGACATAAACAATGACAGAATGCCTTGCCGTATTGACGTACTGTATGGCTACAGCACCATCCGTCCACAAATGGCATGTCGCATTTGGGGCTAATTAATAACTTTTTTTAAGGATATATATATCATGGCATTACCTAATGGCGCAGGCGGTTACCAAGTTGGTGACGGCAATCTGACAGAAGCTCAACTCGTTGTTCAAACTATTCCAACATCTTTGACAGCAGACACCACATTGACCGCGGCTCAAGTCGCTGTTGGTTTGGTTGTTTGTGCAAAGGCATCGGACGCTACATTGACAGTTACTCTGCCTACAGCAGCGTTGCTTGATGCGGCTATTCCAAGTGCAAAAGTTGGTTCAGCATTTGAATTGACTATTTGTAACAACAACAACACTGGCGCTTCGTCTACCGTTCCTGTCACAACAGGCACTGGTATTACGATCTTCGGCTCTGTTACTGTCCCACGTTTCGGTGCATATACATACCGTTTCGTGAAGACTGGTGACGCTGCCTACTCGGCATTCTTGAAGTAAACCTAAATGGGGGCTTAGGCTCCCATTCTTAAAGGAACAATCATGTCAAATACCCAAGCAGTAGGTGTCGCATATAGCGATCCTGAATTTACTACCTGTTACGCAAGCCAAGAAATTGGTTATAGCGCATCAGCGCAAGGTGCTGTGACACAAGCCACAAGCAAATCCACAGGTGTGACGCTGAATAACAGTGCTGGACGTATCACAATGAACAACGCGGCGTTGGCTGGTGCTACTGCCGTTTCGTTTATTTTGACTAATAGCTTAATCTCCATCAATGACACAATCATTGTGTGTATTTCTAGTAATACTACTGGCACTACGGCTGGAGCTTACACCACTTACGTTTCGTATTTGGCTGCTGGTTCTGCTTTGATTACATTGCGTAATTTGACTGCATCTACTTCATACTCTGAAGCTGTCATTATCAATTACGCTATTATTCACGGCGCAACCTAACCAAACGGGGGTCAAAAGCCCCCGTTCTTAATTTATGGCTGTTATTTACATGTCTCACCCAGTTCATGGTGCCAAAGTTGCGACTATGGAACTTGAAGCCGTATTTGATGAACAAAATGGATGGACAAGGTATACTTTGGATACGCCTACTGAAGAAGAGGTGGCTCCTGTTGTGAATGCATTGGAAGTTAAACGCAAGCGTGGAAGACCCGCGTTAGAGGTGACCGAACAAGGAGCGTAGTAATGGCTACATACACGGCTGGCGATCAGATTAATAGAGCATTACGATTGCTCGGTGTACTAGCTGAAGGTGAAACGCCTAGCGCAACCTTATCGCAAGATTGCCTTACAGCTCTAAACCAAATGATCGACTCTTGGAATACAGAGCGATTGGCTGTATTCAGTACCCAAGATCAAATCTTTACTTGGCCTGCTGGTTTTATCAACCGCACTCTTGGCCCAACTGGTGACTTTGTTGGCAATCGTCCTATCTTGTTGGATGATGCTACTTACTACCGAGATGCAAGCACCAATGTGTCGTTCGGTATAAAAATGATTAATCAACAGCAGTACGATGGTATTGCTGTTAAGACGGTAACGTCTACATATCCGCAAGTGTTGTTTATCAACATGACATATCCCAACGTTGATATGTATATCTATCCCAAGCCTACACGGGACTTGGAATGGCACTTTATTAGTGTGGAAGAGTTAACTCAACCTGCTACTTTGACAACTAATATCCTGTTCCCACCAGGCTATCTCAGAGCGTTTACTTACAACTTGGCGATGGAAATTGCGCCAGAGTTTGGTGTTGAACCAAGCCCACAAGTGCAACGCATAGCAATGACATCTAAGCGCAATCTGAAGCGCATCAACAACCCTGATGATGTGATGTCTATGCCTTACGCGCTTATTGCCACACGCCAGCGCTTTAACGTCTACGCTGGCAACTATTAAATGGTGCAAGCATGAAAAGTCCAATACTGGGCAGTTCGTATGTAGCCCGTAGCGTAAACGCTGCGGATAACCGCATGGTCAACTTGTACCCAGAGATTATTCCAGAGGGTGGCAAGGAGGCGGCTTTCCTATCAAGATGCCCTGGCCTAAAGCGGTTGGTGGCTGTCGGCTCTGGTCCGATCCGAGGACTTCGCAGACTTGGTGACTATTTGTATGTTGTGTCAGGACTGTCCTTTTATCGGGTCAATGTCATCGGCACGACTACACGCTACAAGATTACATTAGTTGGCACAGTTACAGGCACAGGTCCTGTATCCATGTCAGACAATGGCGTACAAATCTTTATTGCTTGCAATCCTGACGGGTTTATATACAACGCAACTACTTTGGCATTTGCCCAGATTACAGACCCAGACTTTCCTGGCGCTGTGACGGTTGGTTACCTAGACGGTTATTTTGTTTTTAACGAACCAGACAGTTCACGGGTTTGGGTAACCGCCTTGTTGGACGGTTTGTCTGTCAGCCCTTTGAGCTTTGCTAGTGCAGAGGGTGATCCAGACCTTTTGGTGTCTTTAATTATTGATCACCGAGAGGCATGGTTATTTGGTAGCAACTCAATTGAGGTTTGGTATGACGCTGGTCTGCCAGACTTCCCATTGCAACGCATACAAGGTGCTTTTAACGAGATCGGATGCGCTGCCCCATACTCGGTAGCCAAACTAGATAACGGCATCTTCTGGCTAGGCGCTGATGCCCGTGGACGCGGTATTGTTTATCGATCCAACGGTTATTCTGGTATTCGCATATCAACCCATGCTATTGAGTGGCAGATTCAACAATACCCAACGGTATCAGACGCAATAGCGTACACATACCAACAAGATGGTCATTCTTTCTATGTGTTGATTTTTCCAACTGCTGAGACTACTTGGGTCTACGATGTGGCCACCCAAGCATGGCATGAACGCGCAGGTTGGAAAGACAACCAATTTGCTAGACATAGGTCTAATTGTCAGGTTGTTTATGACGATCAAATCATTGTTGGTGACTTTGAGAACGGCAACATCTATGCTTTTGACTTAGAAGAGTATGCCGACAATGGCGATATTCAGAAGTGGTTGCGCTCTTGGAGAGCGTTGCCTACAGGGACAAATGATTTAAAACGAACATCTCAGCATACCTTGCAGATTGACTGTGAGACAGGTGTCGGTATAAATAGTGGCCAAGGCGATGACCCACAGATGATGATGCGTTATTCAGATGATGGTGGTCACACTTGGTCAAACGAGCGATGGACTTCTATTGGCAAGATAGGTGAGTATTACCGCAGAGCTTTCTATCGAAAACTTGGCATGACCTTAAAGTTGAGGGATCGGGTATATGAGATTTCTGGCACTGATCCTGTCAAAATGACAATCTTGGGCGCTCAACTGTATGTGACACCTACAAATGCCTAATCCACAACCAAACATTACCCAAATACCATCCAACCGTGTTGAAATTATTGATTCAAAGACGGGGATGGTTTCAAGGGAATGGTATAGGTTCTTTTTAAATCTATTTAACCTTGCTGGTGCTGGAGGCAACCAAACATCGTTAGATGATCTACAACTTGGTCCACCACCATTACCAACTACCACAACTGGTGGCGGGGGTGGGGGATCGGGAACGGTTACCTCTGTAGATGTTGCTGGCGGTACAACTGGTCTTACCACTAGCGGTGGTCCTATTACCAGTAGTGGCACGATTACGCTTGCAGGAACTTTGGCTGTTGCCAATGGTGGCACAGGTCAAACAACACAAGCATCTGCATTTAACGCTTTATCTCCCATTACCTTAACTGGTGACCTAATACTTGGTAACGGTGCAAACAGCGCCACACGCCTAGCAATTGGTGCAAATGGCTATGTGCTGACTTCAAACGGCACAACCGCAAGTTGGGCTGCTGGTGGGGGTGGTAGCGGTGCAACAATTACCAATGACACGGCTACATCCACCAATGTCTATCCAGTATTTGCCAGCGCCACAAGTGGCACTTTTGGCACCGCCTACACCAGTAATGCTAATTACTTATACAAGCCAAGCACAGGCGAATTGACTGCGGTTGCTATGATTGCCAGCAATGGCATACAGATAAATGCAAATACTGTGGCTACAAGTTATACTATCGATACGGGAAACAATGGTTTGTCGGCAGGTCCAGTTAGCGTCAATAGCGGTATTACTGTGACAGTGTCCTCTGGTTCAACTTGGAGCGTTGTATGACCGTCACCGCAAGAAATCTTGTCCCCCCAAAATTGGTTGAAAACAGCCAGACAACGCAATACACCGTTCCTAGCAATATTACGGCTGTAATCATTGACAAGTTCACCGCCACCAATATTAGTGGCTCAACAGCTACTATCAGCGTCAACTTGGTTTCTGCCTTAGATACGCCAGGTAATCCAAACCTGATCAACAAAAACAAAAGCCTTTCAGCGTCTGAGACCTATACCTTCCCAGAATTGGTGGGTCAGATTTTGACTACCGCAGACTACATCTCAACTATTGCAAGTGCATCTAGCGCCATCAATATGAGAGTTAGCGGTCGGGAGGTGTCTTGATGAGCTTCGAGTTAACTGCTGAAATGTTCATGGTAGACAAGGTTAAAGCATTAGAAAAAGAATTGCTCAAGATGCCACAAGCTGACATTGTCACCGAGCATGTGTTTATGGACGGGAATTATGAGCGAAAGATCACAATCCCACCTTGGACGGTCTTAACTGGCGCAGAACATAAGTCTGACTATCATGTTCGCCTAGAAAAAGGCACAATTGCGGTAAACACAGATGATGGTGTTAAGGTTTTAACCGCACCGTGTGAATTCTCTGCAAAGGCTGGGATGCAACGCGCAGGGCGTGTTTTTGAGGATGAAGTCGTTTGGGTGGATATATACGACAATCCAGACAATTGCACCGACATGGCAGTCTTGGAAGACAGGCTATATGTAGTGCCAGAGTGTGGGCTTGCCGATAGCAGAACAGAAGAACAAAAAGCGCAAATTGCTTATCGTGCATTTCTATACAAACTTGATTTTGAAGATAAAGAAGTTGATGAAATGGTTAATTCTTCACTTGGAATTAAAAACACTTTGGATGACATTTGTGTTTCTGTGGCGCGTAAAATGCAAACCAAATGTTACTTAACATGTTAAGGGGAATATTATGGCAGGATGGGTAGCAGGTGCTATTGCGGTAAGTGGATATTTAGGTTCACAAGCTGCTAAACAAGGTGCTGGAGAACAAGCTGGCGCAACAAGATACGCGGCTGATTTATCTAACGCACAATATCAACAAACACGCGAAGACCAGATGCCTTTTTTGGAGGCTGGTAAAGGTGCGCTTAATAAACTAATACCATTAGCATCAAACTACAAACAATTTGACTATAACGCCATGACCGCAGACCCTGGTTACGCTTTCAGATTGTCTGAAGGTCAACGAGCGTTGGATCAAAGCGCGGCAGCTCGCGGTGGTTTAATATCAGGCAATGCACTTAAGGCGGCTACCAAATATGGCCAACAAATGGGGTCTGACGAATATAACAGTTCGTTTAATCGTTATTTAGCCCAACGCAATGCAGAACTAAACCCATTGCAATCATTGGCTGGAATGGCACAAACAGGCGCAACAAATCTAGGCACATTGGGCGCATCAAACGCTTCTAATGTAGGTAATTTAATGACTAGCGGAGCTGCGGCAAGTGCGGCAGGTCGCGTTGGTCAAACAAATGCAATTACTGGTGGTTTAGGTACATATCTAAATTACAGCCAAGGTAATAATTTAGTCGCAGCCCTACGCGGTGGTGGTGGTGGCGGGGGTGGAATTACAAATGCAGGTATGCAAGTACCAGGCTATACAGATGTCTATGGTAGTGGTCAATTGCCTATGGGCTATGCAAATTACTAAGGATTAAACATGGCAGTCGATCCAAATATAGCACTTGGCGTTAGACCTCTTGAGGTTGCCAATCCATTGGCGCAATACACACAACTTGCCCAACTTCAAGGATTACAAAATCAAAGCCAAGTTGCTCAAATGCAAATGGCAAAGATGCAACAAAACGAAAGATATTTGGCAAACATGAGGGAGGCCATTATCAATAATGGCGGTCCTGCTGATATGGAAATGGCCGCCAAGTTTATGGCAACGCATCCTACCGATGCCAGCGCACAAGCGGTGGGAATGCAAATGATTCAAGCACAACAAGAACTTAAAGCATTTAACAGCAAATACGGTCCAACTGCCCGTACTGCTGGAGCTACAGGTGGCTTTGGTGGTGGCGTTCCAAGCGGAGCATTAGGTTCTAACACATACGGTATTACTCCACCGCCTATGCAAGCGCCAGCACAAGCACCGATGCAAGCGCCTGTAAATGCACTAGCACCACAGACTGCGCCCACTGCCAATGCTTTGCTAGACACCAATGCGTTACGCCAAGAATTGTTTGACTTGTCGCAATATCCTAATGTTCCACAGGCTAAGTTACGCGCAAGCATCATTCAAGAACAACTTAAAGAAGCATCTAAGTTACATGTTGTGCCTAATGTGGGATTGGTTAGCGGTGCTGGTCAGACCATTGTGGCTTCTGGTATGGCTCCAACTGACATCAAGCGTTTGACCACAGAGCGTGACACATTGCCTGTTGGCGATCCAAGACGCAAGGTATATGACCAAGCGATTGCCGACATTGGTGGGTCAACCCGTGTGGCACAACAACGATTGGCATTTGATCAATCTAAGTTTGCTTGGGAAAAATCTAACCCTGGCTATGAACTTAAACAAGCTGAAGATGGCACATTTTATGGAGTCAACAAGCGCACACTGCAAGCAGTACCAGTTACTGTGGGTGGTGCTATGTCTCCAACTGGCGCTCCTGCCGTTGGTGGTGGCATACCAACTGGGCGTACAGCTCCTGCTGATCAAGTCTCTGCTTTACCAGTTGAAGGCGCTCCCGTTGCTGGAACACCTTTCAAGGGTAAGCATGAAGGGCTTAAACAAATACCTGCAAATATCAACTTGGCTATTATTAAAAATAACCAAGGTGTTCAACAATTGTCAGACACAATTAAATTACTAGAACAAAACCCAAATGCGGTTGGTTTTAAAGGATTTGTGCCTGGTGCAATATTAAATCGTGCTGATCCAGAAGGCGTTAACGCGCGAGCAGGCGTTGCCGATATTGGTTCATTGGTGATGCATGACAGAAGTGGCGCTGCAGTTACTGCTTCTGAGTCTCCAAGATTAGTGCCTTTTATTCCTTTGATTACTGATGACACTGCTACAGTTCTCAAGAAATTGAAACGTATGAAAGCAATTGTTGAAGGAGAGCAAAAGGGTCTTACTGAGACTTATAGCAAAGATCAAGGATATGTTCCTAATCCAGTAGTTAGCAAGATTAGCGCACAAGGGGAAACCGCGCCACAAATGCCGCCCATGTATGCAACCAATGGTAAAGAACGAATAATGTCTATTGATGGCGGTCAGACTTGGACTCCAGCCAAATAGGAAAAATTATGGATTTGCCAAAAGGATTCAAATTAGAAGAACAAAGCGCATCAACAGGTGCGCCAAGTCTTCCTGCTGGATTTAAACTTGAACCAGAGTCATTCAACACTTTTAAGATGTTGATGAATGCTCCATCTAGTTTGTATGAAAACACACTTGGTGGACTTGTGCAAATTGCTACAAGCCCTGTACAAACTGCAAAGGGTTTGGGTAAGGCGGTAGTAGGTGGGGTTGAAAACTTAATGCCAGGTTCAATGCAAGCATTGGGAATGAACCCAGCGCGTGTTAAGAGAGCGCAAGACGTAGCAAATGCGGTTGGTCAAGAATTTGTAAGACCATATACTTCTGGTGCAGAATTTTCCAGAACCATGCAAGAAGACCCGTTTAGGGTTGTTGGCGATGTTTCAATGTTATTTGGTGGCGCAGGCGCAGGCGCTAAGTTGGCTGGTGCTGGCAAGTTAAGCAATGCTCTTGCCCAAGCATCTTCTGTTACCAATCCAATGAATGCACTGATCAAACCAGTGGCATCTGTAGTTGGTGGTGTAGCTACTTCTCCACAAATTCAATCTTTGATGAAAGAAGGCATAACACCGACTGCTGGTCAAATATTGGGCGGTGGTTACAAACGAGCTGAAGAAGCATTGACTAGCGTTCCAGTATTGGGTGACTTTATTAAGGGCGCTCAAAACAGGGCTATGCAAGACGTTAACCGTGTGGCATTTAATAGAGCGCTTACGCCAATTGGTGAGAAGTTACCAGAGGGCGTTATAGGTCGTGAAGCAGTTCAATTTGTATCAGAAAAACTAGATGATGCTTATGGAAAATTGCTTCCCAAAATGACTGTTGTGCAAGATGTGCCATTTCAACAAAACATTTCTACCTTGAAAAACATGGTGCAGTCTGGTGCAATTGATCCTAAAGCTGTTAAATTCTTTAACACTTGGGTTGATAACAATGTAATTAATAAGTTCCAAGGTCAAGGCGCAATTACAGGTCAAACCCTGAAACAAGTACAAAGCGATCTGCGCGAAACCATTAGTCGTTTGAGTGCATCTACAGACGCAGACCAAAGGCTTATTGGCGATGCTTTAAAAGAAACGCAAGATCAAGTTCGTCAATTGGTGACTCGAAGCAATCCTCAGTATGCGACAGAATTAAAAGCTATAGATACTGGGTACGCTAACTTCAAACGTGTTGAAAAAGCTGCCTCTGCTCTTGGTGCAGAAGAAGGTGTTTTCTCTCCTGCTCAATTGCAAAATGCTGTTAAGGCAATGGACAAAAGCAAAGATAAGAGGGAATTTGCCAAGGGCGAGGCTTACATGCAAGACTTGTCAGAGAGCGCAAAGACAGCATTGGGCAACAAAGTGCCTGATTCTGGAACGCCATATCGTGCTTTAGTTGGTGCAATTGCCGCGGCTGGCGGTGCTGGCGCTGCTGGGTTTCCATCGGTGGCCACGGCACTTGGAGCGTTGGCCGCATCTCCTTTGCTGTATTCAAAGACAGGGCAAAACGCACTTGCAACTTTGCTTACAAAAAGACCAGATATTGCAAACGAACTAGCAACCCAGTTAAGAGGCAATGAAAAAGCAAAACTGGTAGCGTTGATGGCATCTCAGGCAGGGCAAACGCCATACAGGATAGAACTTAACAACATGGCATCTAATCGGCCATAGTATCATCACGCAAGGATTAAAAAATGGCACAACTAACGCCCGTACCTAAAATACAGTTCTTTGGAACTGATGGTTTGCCCCTAGTAGGCGGTAAGCTGTATACCTATGCGGCTGGTACTACAACGCCATTAGCGACATATACCAGTTATACAGGCGCAACCGCCAATACTAATCCAGTTATCTTGGATTCCAATGGCCAAGCCAATGTCTGGTTGTCTGACTCAACCACTTACAAGTTTGTACTTAAAACATCTACTGACACAACGCTGTACACGACAGACTATGTATCTGTGCCGTTGACGGCTACTTCTTTTGCATCACCCCCAGCAATTGGTAGCGTTTCTCCTAATGAAGGAACATTTACTAATCTGAATGTGGTGTATCAGTTAACGCTTGAAGACACAGGCGCTGCCATTTTGAACGTGGGTACAACTGCCGAGCGCCCAGCAAGTCCACAGGCTGGCATGGTTCGCTACAATTCCACAACCACAAGGTTTGAGGGTTACAACGGTGCTTGGGGTCCACTCGGTGGCGGTGCTACTGGTGGTGGCCAAGACCAAGTGTTTATCCAAAATGGCCAAACCATAAACACCAGTTACAGCATCCCGTCAGACCAAAATGCAGGCACGTTTGGTCCAGTCACCATTCTTGGTGGGGTTACAGTCACAGTCACCGCGCCAAGTGTTTGGTCAATCATCTAAGGAAATATTATGGGCGTTAAATTAGTCTCAGCAAGCGCAGGGTCTGTAGAGATCGTAGCGCCAACAACGGCATCCAACTACACGGCTACCTTGCCCGCAGGCACTGGCACTATGGTGGTTAACGGTATCAATGGCTCAATTGTTAGCGGTACTGCCGTAGCGTCTACTTCTGGTACAAGCATTGACTTTACAAGTATTCCGTCTTGGGTTAAGCGGATTACGGTTATGTTTGGCGGTGTAAGTACAAATAGCACAAGTAATTTGTTGGTTCAACTTGGTTATCAAAGTCCTGTAACTTCTACTGGGTATGTTTCTACTTGTGCTTATAACGGAAATGGAACGCTTCAAAGTGCTAATAGCACTGCTGGCTTTGTTATTGTTACTCAAAATGCTTCTCAAACAGTTTATGGACAATTAATTATTTCTTTAATTGGCTCTAATATTTGGGTGGCAAGTGGAAATATTACTAATTCCACAACAGCATCTAGCATGTTAAGCGGTGGAGTTACTTTGTCAGGGACATTGGATAGGGTTCGTGTTACATCTGTAACACCAGACACCTTTGACGCTGGCTCAATCAACATTCTTTACGAGTAAAAACTATGACTGTAAAAATTGACGGCACTAATGGCGTACTCCAAGCGTACGACTACCAAGTTTTAACAACGGGGTTTTCATACACCTTTGCTGCTGGCACTCAAGTGTTAGTTGCAGTCCCTGCTGGTACGCTTGCCACAGGAACAATCACTATGCCTTCTGCGCCTGCGGACGGTATGGTCATCACGATCCAATCCTCACAGCAGATCACAGCGCTGACGCTTAACGGCAATACTGGGCAAAGTTTAGTCGGTACTGCTGTACAGATATCACCTAACGCACCATTGTCTTGGGTCTATCGTCTAACCAACACTACTTGGTATCCATTTGCTGGTGAAGCTGGTAGGGCATCTAGTGTGGTGACGGGAACTGCTGTAGCGTCTACTTCTGGTACGTCTATTGACTTTACTAGTATCCCATCATGGACAAAGCGTATTACTGTAATGTTTAATGGTGTTTCTACTAACGGCACAAGTTTATTGCAAATTCAACTTGGTGCTGGTTCTGTTACAACAAGTGGATACAATTCAGGTGCTTGGACATCAAAT